CGAGGCTTTGCCCAGTGGTGCGCCTGCTGGTATGTCCGTGCCTAAAGAGATCGGCGGTCCTGCGGCCGCTGCTCCTGCAGCGCCTGCACAACGAGCGCCTGCTGGCCCTTCGCCATTCTTGAGCCCCACCGCACCTAACCAGTCGGCAGCGGAGTCCGCACGTTTGGCCCGGGCTGGTATGGCCGCACCTTCTGACGCCCCATATGCCAATCTAGCAGGGTACACCCCACCAGCGGGTGAGACAGGCCCTCAGAGTTTGGCTGCTATGCGTGAGTCGCGCATGCGTCGTTTTGCTAACCCACAAGCTGCAGCCCAAGAGACCGGCGTACCTACGACCGAAGCCCAGCGCTTTGCTGAGTTGCAGCGCATGAACACCCCATCTCCTGCGGCCCCCGCTGCGAACGCTCCTCGTGGTATCCGCAACAACAATCCCGGCAATATCATCGCCAGTCCTTTCGCTACCCGCATGGGCGCAACTGGTGTGGACGATAAAGGCTTTGCGATCTTTCCCGATGCCGCTGCAGGTGAACGTGCTTCCGTGGCTCTACTGGGTGTGTACGGTCAGCAGGGCCTGAACACTGTTGAGCAAATCGTCGGTAAGTGGTCCCCTGCGAACGCGCCCGGCAACAGCCCGCAGGCGACACAGAACTACACCAACTTCGTAGCCCAGCAGCTCGGCGTTGCCCCCAATGCTCCTCTGAACATGCAAGACCCACAAGTCTTGCAGCGCATCGCCGCAGCGAAGTTCCAGTTTGAGAATGGTCGCCCTGTTGCTATGGGTCAAGCTGCTGCGCCCAGTGTGCCTGCTGTGCCCGGCCAACAACCTGCTGCGCAACCCGCAGCTACGCCGCAGGAAGCTATTGCGCGTCTTGAGTTCACTCCTGACCAGATCACGAAGCTGTCGTCTATGGCTCAGCAGGAATCCCGCATGGCTCAGATGCGCCTGCAAGACATTAACCGCATGCTACAAGTCGCTCCTGACGTGGCTACGGCTACCAAGCTGCGTGACGAAGCCAGCAAAATCCGCTTCGGTGGGTTTACTGCCCAGTTGGTAGACGCCTCAGCTCAGGCCATTGGTGGAAACCCGCAGGCTCTGGCCCAGTTGGCCAACGCTGCCAAGGTACAGTACGCTCAAACTGCACAGGGGTTTGTCGAGGTTACGCCCGATCCAGCAACTGGCCAGTACCGTGCTGTGTCAAAGCCCATGCCGCTCAACACGTTTGTCAACTCGTTGTTCTCTGTCGCCACTGGCGCAGCTGCTCAGCAAGAAGCCAAACGCAACGAAGCAGCGCTTAAGGTTCAGGGTGATATTGCGGTTGAGCAGGTCAAGGGCCTCAACAAGATGCGTGAAGTCAGCGCCACTGCAGAGAAAGACCTGCAGAAGCTGTTGTTTGAGCGTAAGCTGTCCATGAACGATATTGCCAAAGTCGACACTGTTGGCGGGTTGGGGAAAGAACAGATTCTTGTCACCACCAAGGGTGGACAGGTAGCCATCTTCCAGCCCGCGCAGGAAACCAACGCTGGACCTACGCTGCCACGGTTGATCCCTATCCAATAAAGGCCCAACGAGCTAGAATAGCCCCAGAACACTCTGGGGCTACCGATGAAGAACATCTTCGATTACGACGCGCAGGCGAACGAATCTCTGCTCGGCGGCGCAGCCGCCACCACCGCTGTGGGGCTACCCAAGCCTGAAGCTATCCAAGGCACTTTCGCCCCGGGTGGCTCCAATGCCACTGCTGACGCTCTGCTGGCGCAGATGAAGACCCGCACGCAGACTGCGCTTGCTGGGCTCAACGCACAGCAAACTGCTCGTGAACCCGTCGTAGGGTACAACCCTGCAACAAATGACGTGTATAGCGGCGGTCGCACGTTCAAGCTCGACCTGAACGAAGGCCGGGCCAATGCAGCACTGTTGGATGCGGATAACACGCAACTGCCAGAAGGCTTCATGCCGATCACTGGGTCACAGGTCAAGCAGAAGTTGCAGCGCGACTTCGAGAGCCAAGGCATGTTGTCGGACCTGAGCCGTCGCACGGGGCAGTTTGTTGCCAGTGCTGGCTCTGCTGCTCGTGACGTTGGCCTCCCCGGTGCGCAGGCTGTTGAGCAGTACGGTGCAGATGTTGCAGCACGCAACCCTAGCCAAATTCAAACCGCAGGTGACATTCTCAGCAAACCGGGTACTGCCATCGGTGAAGCCGTTGGCGAGGTAGGTTTCGACGTGGCCAAGGCTGTTGCTACTACAGCAGCAGGTGCAGCATTCGGTACAAAAATCGGCACGGCGCTGGCCCCCCTCACTGGTGGCGCGTCTATTCCGTTAGGCGCTATTCTCGGCGGTGCTGCTGGTGCGTTCCTCTCCCAGTTGTTCGAGACTTATGGCTCCATTCGTCGTGAGCAGCGCGAGCAGGGTATCGAGGACAAGACCCGTGCAGCTGGTGCGGCCATTGGTTCCGCAGCGCTGGAGACCGCGATGGGCCCTGAAGCCGCCATTGCGAAGCTGGCTACCCGCAAAGTAGGAGCTGCAGCTGCGTTCGACTTGCTGGATAAAGGCGCAGCCAAAGCTGTGGGTATGGGCGCACTGCGTGGTGCAGCAGTTGAAGGCCCGCTGACAGAAGTGCCGCAGTCCGCTATCGAACGTTTCGGTGCATACAAGGACATGACCAGCGACGAAGCGCTCAACGAATACCTGATCGGTGCCTTCAAAGGTGCCGTTGGTGGCGGTGCAATGAGCACCGTGACGTCGTACGCCGAGTACGCGCAAGCTGGCAACTTCCTAAACAACTTCAACGCAGACCAGCAGACAGCAGCTGACCTGACCGCCCCATCGCCAGTACGCCTTGCCGCCGCCCGTCGTGTGCAGGATGTGCTCAAGGGCTCGTCCGATGATCCACGCTTTGACCAGCAGTTGCAGGAATTCAAGCAGAAGCTGCAGTTCCTTGAGAGTGCGATCGTGTCGAACGCTACCAAAGAAGCGCTGGAGACCGGGGCTACGCTGAACTTGTTCGACACAGGCGCAACTCGTGGTGCAGTTCCGGCTACAGAGCAGCCTTTGCCAGAGCCAGCAGGTAGAGCCCTAGATGAGTTCGATCCATACGCCGCCGTTGAGTCCCGAGCCGCAGCTGATCGTCCTATGTCCGAAGCAGATGCAACACAGCGTCTGTCTTCCACACTCGCTGCCCAGCGTGCTGGGGAGCAGTTCACTACGCTTATGCAGCAGCAAGAAGAAGCCGCTGGTCGTATTGGGCAGGTAGGGGAGCAATACCAACGAATGGTCGGCCAGCGCGGAGACCAAATTTTGCGTGCGCAAGAGGTTGGTGAGCAGGCGCAGCCCATTGTTGCTGGGCTGGAGCAAGACATTGCCGCACAGGAAGCCCCGGTTATCGCAGCAATGCAAGCAGGCGCAGGCACGCAGCAGCTCCCCGGTATGGTTGCCGGTGCAGGCACAGTCGCTGACTTCCGCCGCATCATGAATCCCGACATCATGCAGCCGGTAGATACGCAGGAGATTCAGCCTACGGCTCGTACAGCACTGCTGCCCGCCCAGCCAGCTCCGTTCAGCAATATTCGCATGGACCGCCCCGGTCCAGCACCAACACCTGCGCCAAGTAGCTTGCTCACATCGCGCCCAGCTACGGCCACTACAGAAATTCCTACACCAGTTGCCCGTGGTGTCTCCGAGGGTGGCGCTCCGAAAGCAGCGCCTTCACCCGCTGCGCCAGTCGCAGCGGGTGTTTCTTTGGCTGACACGGGCCGCGAAGACGCGATCATCGAAGAGCTTGGCCTTACTCCACTCAAGGGTAAGAACCCGCTGGCCGCTGAGATCGAAGGTGCAGCAGGCAAAGTGCCCGGTCGCCCCTCGATGACCAAGCAGGCATACACAGCCATCCGCAACGCTATCCTCAAGCCCGGTGGCAAGGTCGATGAAAAGACCGCCAGCATTGCTGACGCCATGCGCGGTTTCGCTGTAGCCTACAAGGCGTATCTCAACGCATACGGCAACGTGAAGCGATTCAGTGATCCGCTCAAGGGTAAAGACGCTGCAGCGGCTGCTATGACTCGTGCTGACGCTGTTGTATCCACCGCAGAGTTGCGTGCAGCTGAAGCCCGCGAAGCCCTGCGTGTGCTGGGTGAAGCCGTGGGCGGCAACGCCAAAGACGTTGAGGTGCTGATCCGCCTTGTCAAAGATGCTGTGCAGGCACTGCCAAAGGGCGAAGCCCGCAACATCGCCAAGAGCTTTGATGCCATGCTGTCACAGGCATGGAACGCGGCCAAGTCCGACACATTCATCGAAGACATCGACATGTTCTACACCCGCCCGGGTGAGACACGCAGCGCCAAGGAAGCAAAGCCCGGCACCGTGCAACCTCTGGTCAAGGCTGCCAAAGAAGGTTACAGCAACCCACGTGGCACAGGCAGCGCTGAAAATACGTACAAGGGCTTCTTGGGTGTGCTGCAATACATTCGCTTCAATGGCACAGGCTACGAACAACTTCTGGCCCGCCAAATTCGTGAAGCGCTCAAGGCCTCCGGCGACTTGCCCAAGGTGCAGTTCATCACGACTGGCACTCCACGGTTCGACCCCAAGACCAACACGATCTACATCAACTCCGCACAGTCCAACTCTGTGGTCTTGCATGAGGCGCTGCACGCAGCGCTCCAGTGGTTCGTGTACAACAACCCCAATGACCCTATCGTTGTAGACCTGAAGAAGTCGGTGAAGGCCGTCATCAGCTACAAGGGTGAGCTGGGCTCCAAGGCAAAAGCTGTGCAGCAGCTGCTGGTAGGGCTCGTCAAAGGTGGCAACGAACTTGACGCCGTGCTGGAACTGATCTCCTACGGCAACACACTCAACGAGTTCCGCAAGGCTCTTGATGCAATGCCAAAGAAGGGTACGCCCAAGTCGTTCTACGATGCCGTGCAGGATGTGTGGACCGCTGCGATCGCGTTGGTACGCCGCCTGACCGGAGCCAAAGACAACACTGAGGCCATGAACGTCATCAACCGCACATGGGAGCTGTTGGCCAAAGCCGCCGAGTCTGCGCAGCCAGCTAAGCGTGCCCGCCAAGGCAATGTGCTGGAAGCTGCCGTCATGGAGGACATGGACCCATTGCCTGACCAAGCACACAGCATGCAACGCCCCGGTGGCTCACTGCCAAGTCAGCAGGACATCCGCCACTACAACGAGCGGGCCATGCCTTCGTTCCTGTCCACCAAGTGGATTTTCGACGCCATCGGCTGGGACAAGGCTGCGTCGCTCGGCACCAAGGCTGTGAACGGCATTGCAGACATGATCCGTGCAGACTTCCCAAAGGCTGAGCGTTGGATCAGCTACATCAACTCACGCTTCGGCGTGCCACAAGACCTGCGCGGTGTGTACACGCAGTACAAAGATGACCGTCAGGCAGGGTACAAACTGTCCGAGCGCTTGGCCACATATGTACAGTTCCAGCCTGCAGAGAATGTCACGGCACTGTTTGCATATCTTGACGGCGACAAACGCGCACTGGCAGATGACCCAGCGACCCGTGAGCTGGCTGACGAGGTGAAGAACTGGCGTGACTTCTACGTGCAGGAGCTGAGCAAGGACAAGAAGAACTCGAAGATCGCTGAGTTCTTCGCCCGTGGCAAGTTCTCCGAGACTATGCTGTTCGCGGCTCGCCCTGAGCAGATCGCAAGCTCCACTTTCGGCGCTCGCAAGCTCAACAACCTGCTGGGCCAGAAGACCCAATTCGAGCCAGACCTGTACACAGGCTGGATGAACCTGACTGCAGAAGGTGACGTGGTGCTGGACAACCAGCGCTTCTACTCGGTGTACACCCGACAAGATGGCAAGAACGTGCACCAAGGCTTTATCGCTGAGTCGAAGTTCAAGGCTGGCGGAGCTCCTGCTGGCTTCTATGTTGACCCTACATTCATCTGGTTCCACCAGAGCAAGAGCAAGCAAGGGCACAAGTTTGTGGCCCAGATGACTGCTGCTCAAGCCATCCAAGAGAACCGTGCTGATGATCTGGCCAACGCCCTGCGTAACACCATGGCTACGCTGGCTGGCAACTACGCCTCGGTTGAGTTCGCCGCTGGTATCGAAGCATTTGGCAAGAACGAGGATGGCTCCCGCAGCGAGCAGTCTGTGGTGTTCGACAGCATCAAGCAGATTGAAGACGTCTACAACAAAGGCGTTACGGCAGAGAAAGACAAGATGCGTATCAACCCAGCGTCAGTGCTGGAGGCCAGCGCAGACATTGCCAAGTCCGGCCGGGCGCAGAACTTGTACCGCACCTCACACCTGTGGGTCAAGGTTCCCAAGAGCGAGACGTATGGTGCCATGGCTGGCAAGATCATCCGTGCTTCTGCATGGAGCGCCATGAACGACATGAGTGACCGCCGTCCAGTAGTGAACGTGCAGGCTGTCAACGGTGCTATGCGCTGGTTCAAGAAGTCCAAGACGGTGTACAACATCGGCACCCACGTCACCAACGTGGCAACCAACTTCACGTTGGCCATGCTGCATGACATCCCTGTGCGTACTGTGGCGCACGCCACAAAGCTGTATGCGATGTATGCCGCGAACCCCAACGCCATGTCTGTGCAGGACCGCCAACTGATGCTGGCGTTCATGAGCTCTAACGCTTCACAGGGAGACTTCTCCAGCACTGAGGTAAAGAAGGCTCTGTACGACGCCATGGAGAAATCCATCACGGGTGATACCGAATCACTGACTGCTCGCCTCGCTGCGTTTGCCAAGTTTGACAAGGCCAAGGCAGAAGCTGCAGTTAAGTACGCGCAAGGCAAGGTTGAGCGTGCAGACCAATTCGCCACTGAGGTATATGCTGCTGAGGACAACGTGTTCCGCCTTGCTGCGTTCTTGAAGTTCGCAGCCGACAAGGCCTCGCAGAACAGCACTGGTACTGCATCAAAGGCAGACTTACAGGCTGCTGGTGACTTCGCCCGCGAAGCGTTCCTCGACTACGACATCGACTCCAAGGCTGTTCGCATTGGCCGACAGACAGTGCTGCCGTTCATCTCGTGGACATACGCCATCATCCCTGTGCTCGGCCGCATCGCTGTGCACCAGCCGTGGAAGATCGCCAACTTGCTGCTGGCCTACACCATCCTTGAGCACGTGATGCAAGAGGTTGCTGGTGGTGACGAAGAAGACGAGAAGCTGCGCAAAACCGCGCCCGAGCAGTATCGTGAGCGAGCGTTCGAGTTTGGCCCTTATATGCACATCCGCATCCCGTTCTTGGGCTCAGACAAGCAGCCTGTGTACTACAAGCTGGGCGATTACATCCCACTAGCAGGGCTCTTCCGTGCACAGCCAAACGGGTTTATGGGCATTGAGCGATTCCCCTCGGTTATCACGCCCACGGGCCCGTTCGTGTCATCAATTGCGTCGATTATTTTAGGTGTCGACTCGTACACAGGAAAGCCGCTTAGTCCACCTACTGACACGCAGTGGGAGAAGTTCACGGACCGCTCCAAGGCTGTGACTGGGCAGTTCCTGCCACAAGTGGGTGTTGACCTGCTGAAGTGGGATCGCGTCGCTGACATAGCTAAGGGTCGTCAGGATAAAGCTGAGAACTTCGAGGCCATGCAGATGGCACGCTGGGCTGGTCTCAAACTATACGAGTTCGACGTGGCAGAATCCCAAGCACAGCAGTCGCGGGCTGCCAAGGCGATCATGACGGAGTACCAAAAGGAAATCCGCAAAGTGGCTCGGGCCGAAGCCCGCTATGAGCGCCCTGATTGGGAGTCGTTCAACAAGCGTCAGACTGAACTGCTGGCGCGTATGCAAACCGAAGTGGCCAAGGCCAAAGGAGAAGAGTAATGGCAAAGACACCAGCATGGACCCGCAAAGAGGGCAAGTCTGAAAAGGGCGGGCTCAACGCAGCAGGGCGTGCGTCCTACAACAAAGCTAACCCCGGCAAACCGGGGCTGAAGCCTCCAGCACCCAACCCCAAGAACGCGAAGGACGCTGCCCGCCGTGACAGCTTCTGTGCCCGTATGGGCGGCATGCCCGGTCCAATGAAAGACGAGAAGGGCAATCCTACGCGCAAGGCGCTGTCGCTCAAGGCGTGGAACTGCTGAGTTACTTCATCCCGGCTGTCTTAGTTCGGGCAAAGGAGCGGTTTTGGGACTTCGGTACTGCACGCAGGTTGCCGTTCCCATTACCGCCGCCTTTGACGATAGGCTTCACATGATCCACATCTTTATTGTCTCCCTTTGAGACCACGCCCTTCTTCTCCATCTCAGCACGAGCGGCGTTGCGCATAGCCCGCTTCTTGATCTGCTCAGGCGTGCCCTGATACGACTTGTATTCGTTGGCGTAATTTCTTGGCATAGTTACTCCTCAGTAAAGGCCTTCAAGATAGGGCGGCTTGTAGTTGGCCCCTTTCGCTATTTTCCCATGCTCGTTGAAGATGGGGTAGCCATCGTCACTAAATTTGCTCCAATTCGACCGCGACACTGCGTCCACAGCGTCCGAGGTCTTCATGCCTGCACAGTGGCCAACGCCCACAGACGTGACGATCTGGTCGGCCAGCGCGTCCAGAAACTCTTTGCGGTCGGTGATGTCAGCACTGATGTGCCCTTTCTTCAGGCCATCAGCTAACCAACCAAGAGCCGCACGGGCTCTGGCCAGCGTATCGTTTTGCGTGGTGTTGACCACAGCCAACATCTCTACGATTTCCTCAAAGTGGCAGCCCAGCTGTACGTTGAAGTTCTCTGCTGTTGGCTCCGGGCGAGCCCTGCGGTGCCATAACTCAATACTGTCGATGCTCATGCTGCTGCTCCCAAAACTGCGAGGGTGATCTTACTCTGTGCACGTGCTGCTGTTCCCGTCAGGCTGTCGATAAACCGTGGGTGGTTCAGGTTCACGATCAGGCACTGCATCTGACCCGGTGCATGCTTAGGACATCCCTTGAATATGGTCACGCGCTCACGGCGACGAATCAAAGCGTTCTCGTCTTCCAGTTCGCGTTCAATACGGTCAAGCCCGTCACGCTTTGATTTGAGCCACGTGCGCAGACGCTCAGCGTTGATCGACACGCAGCTACCGGGCATCACTGGGTTCTTGTCGTCATGCACGATTTTGACCCGGGCCACGGCCCGTTCAGGCGCTGGCAATGTGACCTGCTCCACACCCGAGCCGTATTTCTCTTTGCACTCAACCAGCAGGTCGTTGTGCTCAGCCAGAAACTGGCCAATGATGTCGAACACGTCAGTCTTGCTGTCGATGGCGTGCTGGCGTGTCTTCTTGACGTGGTCAATCAGGTGCTGGATGGTGCCCTGCACATCAAACGGGAACAAGCCGAGCTTCGCTCCAATATGCCCCATGCCCCACGCAGCGATGATGGCTGTGCGGTAGAAGCGCTCTTGCGGCTCGAACACGAACCCGAACGCCTTGGCAAACGACCGCTCAGAGGCTTCCCATATGGCCTTCTGGCCACCATTATCCAGCACAAACTGCACAAGCTCAGGGAAAGCCCAACCGTTGTTCTCAGCCACCAAGTCGAAAAACTCATAGCCATCGCTCTTGCCATCGCCCCGTGTAGCGACGAACGTGCGGTCATGCTGGGGTAGCTCAAGGCATCGCGCTTTAAGCGGCTCGTTGCCCGCCTGTGCACCCTCAAACTTCTGATGCAGCGAGATGTTTGTCGTCATCAACGTAGGGCCGTTCCACGTAGCTGGGTCACGCAGGTCACGGTCTTTAGTCATGGACACTTTCTCGCGGCCCATGCTCAGCTGGTACGCCATGTCGGCAACGTCTTTGTCCTCGGCCGCAGTCATCTCGTCGATGCAGCACGGCAAGTTGTTGAGCACGCCACGCATTTTGTACAGGGCGTTGGCTGTGTCTTTCTGGTTCAGGAACAACTGCTTTGGCTGGCCGATCAAGCTGTTGGCTGCGATCAGCGCCAGTGTCTTGCCAGTCGTCGTTTCTGTCGAGTAAATTGACACCACAACCGTGGCGTTGCCAGCCGCTGGGCCCAAGATACCGCTTGTCGCCAGCAGCGTTGCGGCTCTGATCGTCTCAGTGCCCGGGTTGGCGAGCATGCTCATACCCTGCACCCAGCCTTCGCGGGTACCGTGGGGGGCGATGAGGTCTGCGAATGACTTGGCTGGGCCACGCAGTCGCGTGTCAGTGCCGCTGTGGGCCGCGCCCAGCAGTGTGGGGCCGCACATAAACGAGCCATCTTTCTGCCAGCCGAAGCTCACGAAGTCTTGTCCTGTCGGTGCCTGCTTCTGCACCATTGATAAGTAATCCATTAAGTAGCTCCTCAATTTTTCTTGCTGCGGTATGCTTTTCACGAAGACCTGACGATTCAACAAAAAGCTGTTGAAGTCTTTGCCGATGGAGGCCAACACTGCGATCTCGTGCTCTGTCTCTTTCCAACCTGTCATGGGGTACTTGACCATCAACCTGAACGCAGCCTTGCCGCTCTCGTCATCGTTGTACACACCAGTGATGTGCATCTCATACTGGCTGATGTGGTCGAACTCTGTGGTGTCTTGCCCCACATCATTGCCGTTGGCGTCTTTCAACACGACCTCTTTTTTGACTTCGCGGAAAATCTGGTTATCACGCAACACGTATGTTGGCGGCATCGACATCGGCAGCTCTACGCCGTCTTCAGTCTCTATGATGGTCTCGGTTACTACAGACAACTGAGCAGGACTCGTGACGCTACCCTTGCTTGGGCAGCCCTCGCAGCCCTTGGCGCACAGCTGCTCGAACTTGGCGCAGGTTGTTGGGCCCGTGCCTTTCCAGCCGCTGATCTTGTCCAGATTGGTATTGAGGTCAAAGTCCTTGTGCAATCCAGCCAACTTAATGATGGCTTCCTGTGGGTCTGTGCAGTGCTTGGCCATACCCAGTGACGCACGCCACAGCGGCTCTTCTACAGGACGTCCAGCAGCATCAAGGACACCGCCAGAGGCAACAAGAGCTTTAACCTGATTGCATCGCTGAGCAACTGCGTCGATGACAACGTCGTTGGAGTTAAGCACTGCGTCGAGGATGGATGACTTGCCACCTTTGCGGGGGGCTGTGGCTTTGGCGCTGAGTTGCGTAGCTTTACCGAACCACGGCTTAAGCGTGCCGAAGAGCGCAACTGCATCGAAGTCTGCGCTGTCCGCAACACACCGGACATCTTTCCATGGCTGTTGCTTTTTGTGGTGCGTGCCAACGGGGCGGAGCACCATGGATGGGTCGTGAATCTTCGAGGTGTCAATTTCAACTCCGTGCTCTTCGAGCGCAACGCGTAGCGCTGTAGATGCTTTGACCCAATGTGCTTTGCCGATTGGTGCGGTAAGTGGCCAGTACAGGTGGATGCCGTTACCTGACGAGATAATCATGGGAGGCGGCATGCCGATCTTCGCCAGTGCTTCTCGCATCACAGTCCAGCCCTCTTTCTGGGTGGCATATGGTTTGTCTGGTCCGATGTCGAGGTCAAGGGCCAATGCCTTGAACCATGTCGCGTGTTCTTGTTTGCGGTACCACTTCTGCTTGCCGTCTTCAGTGTAGCCGTGGCCTGCAAAGGAGCCCACTCCGAAGTAGACCGTGGTGTTGGGCTCTGAGTCCCATCGTGAGATAGCTGCTACAGCCGCGTCGATGTCCGTGAATGATCCTCTGTTCCAGAAAATACCACGTGGGTTCTTGCCACTCGGGTCTGGTTTGTGGACGCTGATAACGAGTTCGTCGAGCTGGGCAAATACGCGAGTAAGAAAGTGTTTGGTGTCCAAGACGTGCCCCTAGATGAAAAACCCCGGCCGTAGCCGGGGATGTTTGTTTTCCGAGGATTCTATTACTCGTCGAACAGGCTGTCGAGTTTAGCAGCCAATTCATCCGACGCTTTTACTGGGGCAACGGTTGGCTTGGTTTTTGGTGTTGCAGCGACCACTGGTGCAGGTGCTGCAGCCTCTTCCTCATAGGCATCATCAACGGCGGGTGCTACGGGGGCGGCAATCGCTGTCTGGGCCTTGGGTGCTGCCAGTGCTGGTCCTGCTGCCTGCGGTGCCATAACGCGTGTCGCCACCTTGACAGAGTCGCTTTCCAGCAGGGTATCCACACGTGTGATTGCCTTCTCAGGGACATAGCCCTTCTGTGTGAAGGTGATCTTCGGGAAGCTAGCTTGGTCATCAAAACCCAACTCTGTCACGACTTCCTCTGGCCCGATGCCGTAGTTGCCCAGCTCCTTGAAATACTCACGCAGAGCTTTCATACCGCTGACAGGAACTGTGAGGCTGTAGACCTTTGTGGGGTCGGCAGCAGCCACAACAGCGAGGTGACGCTGGTCTGCACACATCTTGGACTTGGCACCGGAGGGCAGAATCTTGGAGCCCAGCACGTTGTTGGGGCAGTCGGCACACTGAGCATGCACAGGGGCGTCGATGCTTGCATCAGGCTTCAGGCCATCGTTGGACCAGCAGTCAGGGCGGATGTTTTCTGCCGAGGCATCGAAGGCTTTGGCGTAGAACACTTTGGACACGCGTGGGTTAGCGCCCACAATGATAGTATCCAGCGTCACACCCACGGTGGTCTCAACACCTTCTTCGTTCAGGCGATAGCGACCGGCACGGATGCTGATACGTGGGATGCTGATGCCGTCGCTGACGATGGCCGAGGCCACGCTGGACTTGGTGCCTGCTTGTTGACGGGCTGCGATACGCGCTGCAATGTGCGCTGGGACGTTTGCGATCATGTTGCTCATGGAGTTCTCCTTAGATAGAGCTGGTTGCGGTGAAAATTTCTTGTGCCAACAGATAGCCTTCGAGTGGCCATGCTTTGTTGACTGCGTCCTCATAGGCGTACTTCTCGCCGAGGGCTTGGTTGTATTTGGTCGGGTCAACGCAGGCGCTGGTACCCAAGATCACGTAGCCGTTCTCCATGAAGAACTGGCAGATCGTAGTGGTGGTGTCAGGCAGAACTGTGTACGTCACCTTTTGCACTTTGCTCAGGATGTCATTGAGAGACACCTTGGTGCGTAGTCGCGGTGTGTTGTCGGTCATTTGATTACTCCTTGGACTGCGCTTTGCGCATGTTGAACACTTTTGCCGATGAGAAATTTACCCCGGGTGGGGGTGCGCCGTTGGCCTCGATGTAACTCTTGACCCCGGTCTTCGACGCACGGCTCTCAACCATGTCCCATGCGTCATGCTCTTTGCAGAAGTTGAAGAACTCTTCGCGAGAACCAACTGTCGCTGTGTTGTGTGTTGACCAGTAGGCCGTACCATGTGGAGTCTTGACTGTCTCCAGTCCATCCTCTTGCGCTTTGGCTGTCATCCAGTTTTCCAGCGCCACAAGTTTCTCAGTAAGTACAGCCTTGGCTGCTTTGTGTTCGCGCTCAAGGTCATCGACCTCTTTGCGAACCTGCAGGTATTTTTCTGCAGCAATATCGTAGTTCATTCAGTTACCTCGTTTCCTACTTTTTCCAGACCACGTTGTTTCTAATACGGCTTACAGTGGCTTGCGATATACCGTACCTGTCAGCTAGCACCGATTGGTGTTCGTCTGACGCTCTCACGGCCTCTGCCATCGATCCAGTAACTTTACTCGTGCGACGGTTTTGGCCCTGCTCTACCCGAGTTGCCCAGACGCAGTTATCTGGCTCGTATCCTTTGTTGTTGTCTTTGCGCTCTAAGCTGTGCTCAGACGTAGGGCGACTACCCATATCAGCATAGAAAACTGCAAACTCTCTCCACGCAGCACAAACTGTTATCCCTCTCCCGCCGTAGTTGTGGTACGCACGAGCGTTCTTGTTTGTGCAGCGTTGAACCATCGCACGCCATACTGTGTACTCTGGCACCTTCCAGCGACCATGGACTCGCCGCGAACAACCGCACGATGTCGACTTCCCTGCACGTAGATTGCCAGACGTAACGTCACAAGTGCCGCCGCAGTCGCATACACAGCACCATACTGCTATGTTCTTCTTCGCCCCCGCGTTCGCTGCACGTGCAACCACACGAAGTTTTCCAAACCGTTGGCCAGCTAAGTCAATCAACACCCTTTTACTCATTCTGCATTAACTCCAGTAACTAGATTTAAAAAATCTGCCAACGTGTTTAGCTTATTTCGCAGTCGTCGGTATAACTCTGCTTCAAAGCTAGTGGCCCATATGTGCCACACCGTTGTCTTCCCCGTTGTGGTCAGACGCCGGATTCTGGCATTGCCCTGAGTATAACTCTCAAGTGAATAAATGGGCGCGTACCAGATGATGTCTTTGGCTCTCGTCAGTGTCAGGCCATGCGCTGCAACCTTTGGGTGTGCAAGCAAAATACGTGGCGTGTCAGCGTGTTGAAAGTCGTTGAATATCTGATCGCGGTCCTTCTTGCTCGTGTCTCCGTTGACCAATGCAGTATCGAAACCATCTGCAATAAGCCTGTTCAGCAAACGCTTTTGCGAAGCCTTAAAGGGTGCAAAGATAATCGCTTTGTCACCGATCTCTGTAAGTAGTTCAGTGAGTGTATTGTACCGCTCCGAGTCATCTAAGTCAATCGTACCCGTCTCAGAAATCACAGAGCCACAGCAAATCTGCAAGAGCTTCGCCAGCATCACAGCAGTGTTCGGTGCAGTCACTTCACCCGCTGAGAAAATTGTCACAGCCTTGTCCTTCATGTCCTTGAAAGCCTTCTCCTGCTGCTTGGTCAGCTCGGTCTTTCTACCGACGAAGTTGGTATCCGGCAAGTCCTTGCACTCATCCAGCGAGAACCGGATCGACGGCTGAAGAACCTTACGGCATGTCTCCAGCGAGTCAGGTCTTGGTGTCCATTTAAACGTTGTCACCTTCTGCATCACCATGTCTTTGAACGTGGTGAAACTCTTCGGGCACAGCGGCGCATCGACAAGACGCGCAAGCGTCCACGCATCTGCAGGGGTCTGTGAGATAGGCGTACCCGTCAGCAACCACAGCCATGGCTGGTGCTTGGCCATCCACTTGGCGAATATCTTGTACCGTTGTGAACTCGGTGACTTCAGCGCAGTCGCCTCGTCATAGATCACAACGTCGAAGCCAGTCAGCTCAGCCTGCATGTTGGTAAAACCGTCATGGTTGATGATGACGTATTGCACCCCGGGCGTGTTGAGCAGGTCGATGCGCTTTTGCTTAGAGCCAGTGCACACAACGAACGAGCGATGAGGCAGGTGGTGTTTGAGCTCACGACCCCACACGACTTTCACCGTGGACAGCGGAGCGATGATGAGTACCTTGCGTGCAACGCCCTCGTCCAATAAGAAGTCGGCAGCCCACAGCGAACTGATGGACTTGCCAGTACCCGGTGCGTTGAGGCACAGAGCACGCTTGTGCATGGTCAAGAACGCTGCAGTGTCCTTCTGGTGGTCCATCGCTGTGAAGCGTCCGGGCCAGTTGTAGTATTGCAAGATGGGAGCAGGCACACTGAAGCCGAGGTTCTTGAGAACCATCGACTCGTCCACGCCGTACGGCATGGCCAGCATATCTTCGCCGTTGTGCTGCAACAACTTGGCATGAGGAATGGCACGAGCCACCGCCGCGTTCTCATTGCTGTTGATGATGATCTTGCGCTTCTCAGGTATTACGAGCATAGAGCAACCCACGCCTTAAACTCAATTTCCCAGTAGTCGATCGACGTCTCGCGGACAATCCACACTTTGCCGTTCGCCTTGTCTATGGCCTCGATCTCGCGCTCTTGGTTCGCTGTAGTAGTGCCCTTGCCGAACTTTGTCTCCACAGCAAAGAAATGACCATCGACATGACCCACAAAGTCAGGGATGCCAGAGCGGCCGAAGCCATTAGCAGGTGGCATAAACCACCAGCACTTCGGCGTATCCTTGAGGATAGCCTTGACGATCTTCTTGACATCTTCTTCCTTAGAAATCTTCATCGCTTACCTTTCAGTCGTGCGTCAGGGCAGAACCCCTTTGCAGCGCACCAAGGACAGAGCCCCGATGGTTTTGTTTTGAATACGCCGAGGTCAATGACTTCCTGCACCATGTCAAAGCGTGGCTCCAGTGCCCGCCACAGCGAGTCGAGGAACCTGCGCTCATACGTGGCGTTTGTCACCTCGTCGAACTTGAGCCAGATAAACGAGGTCTTCACTTTCGTCACCTGTGGGTAATGCCAGAACACCATGGCCGCGAAGAGCTGCAACTGCGTTGGGTTCTCCTTTACCTTGCCCGTCTTGTAGTCGAGGCAGTACGCCGTGTCACCGTCCACAACCAGCACGTCAGCAATCGAGCGAATCCACACGTCTTTGGCGAACCAGTCAACAGGCTCAAGCTGGCGGTTCACAGCCATCTGGTGTTCAAACAACTTCTCGCCGGGACGTGATGTGATCTTCTCAACAAGTGCACCCCAGCGCTCCAGTGACTGCTTGCCTTCCAGCGTCAGTGTGCCTTCGTCGAGTGAGCCGTTGCCCTTAGCCTCCAACACTTTGTGCACCCTGTCGCCGTACTCTGACGCCTCGTTCATCGTGCTCTGCACGCGCTTGGACACGTATAGGTAATCGAACTGCGCGGGGCACTGCTCGAAGGTAGACAGTCGACTGAACGACAGTGGCATTACTTTACTCATTCCTGCTCCAATATTGCTTTCGCAAGTGCTGCTGTAATTTGCTCGTGAAGAACTTGAAGAAGCTGTAGCTTGGTCATATCGAGTCGCGTCGATCGGCCCGGGGCAGTTAGTAAATTTTGCGGAATGTCAAAGACTTTTACGTCGGCATCTTTACACTGTAGTCCGACACGAAACTGCCATCCACCGCGATCAAATGCTTGGTACCCCTCGACACGACACCACTCGGGTATTCGCCAGTCATTACTTTGCGTCGCCATAACTTACTCCAACACCTGTTTCACACGCTACGGGGATGCTGCGGCACCACTTGGGTGTCATTGCAAGGCACTCTTCCATATACGCACGAGCTTCATCAAGTTCATCATCCTTCACTACGCAGACCGCCTCGTCATGGACAGAGAGCTTCACTGGGTAGCGCTGGTTGATACGTGCAGTTTGCCACATAACGATCTGCATTGCAGCATGTTGCGATAAATTTTCTACAACTTTCGCGCCGTGCAGGTGCACACGCTGGCGACCCATAACGTATGTCCAGTCTTTGCCGTCGTGCTGCAGGTCGTTGTACATCACACCGGGCTCACCCGGGCGACCAAAACCATCCCACTGGGTGATGAACCAGCCATTGACGTCCACGTTCAGCATGGAGCATCCGTTGGCGATGTCAGGCAAGATCACATCATTGCACCGCTTCCATAGGGCCACCACTTTGTGGTGCACAGACCGATACAGATCGACGACTGCATGCGCTCTGTTCTCGTCGATAAGCTCAACGCTTGGGTCAGTCCGCTTAGCCAGCCGGACCATCTCTTGAAATCGCTTCGCACCCGCACCGTACTGCAGACCTAGCATAGCTGTCTTGCCCAGAAACCGTTCGGGCTTGTCAGCCTTCGTGATTGTCCGGCCGAACAACTTGGAGGCAAAGTCACAGTACATGTCGACACCAGCACCAAGTTTAGCCAGCACGTCATCCTGCCCAGCCAACGCCATCACTGTGCGCAGCTCGATGTTCGACGAGTCACCCACCAGCACCGTATAACCGGGAGGAGCCAGCAACGCGTCACGCAAGCCCGCAGACGGGCCACGCGCAGGAATGTTCTGCCAGTTGCAGTTAGAGACTATCCTCCCGTTCGCTGCGAAGCGATTTCGTGGTCCGCAGTTTACGACGTCGAACACTGGGACGACCGCTACGACTTTTCGGTCGGTTGATAATTTCGTCATCGGTTAATCCTTTCACAATCCATGTACGTATAGTTTCGTAGCTGAGATCAGTCCGTATGTCAGCTAGTTTTGCAATTCGGTCGCCATGCTTCCAGCACTCGTACCTTCTCTTGTTGTTTGCCTGCGTGGCTGTATCTGCCCATCGCAGGTTCCCGGGCTCGTACCCTTTGTCGTTATGTATCCTGTCAAGCGTATGACCTTTGTCTGGCCGCAGCCCTATGTTGGTGAGAATCCACACGGCTGCAGATAAACCAGTCTCAAACTCAAACGTAATTCCCCGCCCACCATAGTTCTTGTATGCGTTATTAGTCGGGTTCTGACACCTGTCTTTCGCGCTCTGACACTGTCTGCGCAACTGACCCCACTGCTGGGGGGTCACGCCCATCTTGAAGCACAAGGCCTTCGCTTGCTGCGACTCCAAGCTCGACTGGTTCCTCCCTACCAACGACGTAGACTTTGTGGTCTTCCGTACCGATGATTCCGTCATACTCGATTACCTCCTTGTAGCCTCTGCACACAAGCCCACCATGAGCCACAAACTCTGTGTCGTCCCATACAAGGTCGGTGTTTAGCAGTGCTGACATTAGGATAACCAAAATTTCCCCTTCGCGCAACACTGTCAACCATGTGGTGCCGACTAGGCACTGGTTGCCGCCAGAATACCTGCCTGTTGTTTTTGCACCCCAGAAGTTAAGGTACACAGGCAGCGGTCCACGCTTGGCAGTATCCAGAAACTTCAGCGCACGTGTCTCAGCGATAGTCGTTTTGACTCCAAGGCGAGCCGCAACCAACGCCTGTACGTCCGCATCGTCGGACTCCAGCAGGTCAGTGAAGGCTTTGTCTGATTTCGCGAAGGCATAGGTCTCTTTGTCAGGGTTGGCTTTGCTCGCCTTCATAGGCGGCGTAACACCTAGCGCCAGCAGCGCTTCGGCGAACTTGTCGTTGGACATGATGACGTCGCGATTGGTCTCGGCACGTTGCAGAAGGTCTGCTTTGCGCTTGATCTCGTCGTCATACAGCTGCTGCATCTTGGCTTGGTCTCCGACCAGTACAGGCTCCGTGAACATCCGCACAGTCATGTCAATGAGCCTGACTGCCAGCGCCGGGGTAAATGGGTCGAACTTAGCACCCAGCTCTTTGCACAGCCACGCGTCGTGCTTGCAATATTCAGCGTACTCCGCTAATTCCATGGGATTAAAGTCCTCACGGCGTTTGCCCATGGCCTTGACTACAGCAGTGCCCTTGTCCGGCAGTGCGTACTGTTTGGCGAGGTTGGCCAAAGAGTGTGATGTCAGGAACGGCAGTAGCATGCGCCCTTGCCCGAGGGTGTCCATCCACAGCTTGGGTCGGATGCCGAAGCGTTGCGTCAGGATGTACCCATCGAACAAAGTATTGTGGCAGCGCACAGCGCTGTTGGCCCAGTCAAAGTTGCCCCACAGCCAGTGCAGCGTTTCCTCTTCAGTGCCAGAGAACCACACTGCAGGCTCGTCGTTCTTGATGACGGCAATGCCAATGACCTCAAAGTGGTTGTCGTTGATGTACGCGTCAGTCTGCATCTTGCTGAGGCTGAACGTCTGGGAGTAATGAGTTTCAAAATCGCAAGTTAGGATGTCCATCACTTAGCCTCATCAAGAACGAGTCTGCTGACGACCTGTGCAAGAACGTGCTGCTGCAGCTCTTCAAGGTCTTTGGCGATCATTCGCTCGTCGCCTACAGCCAGCACATATCCGTTGGTAACGCGGTCGATTTCGATGAGTACACGTGGGGCATAGCCGTGTAC